CGGATAAAGGGGTTTTTGGACAACGCCCCAGCCCCGAATGTTTCCCGTGAAACACAAACTCCTGCCGAGCAAACCATGGAACCGGCGTTGCGTTCCGGCATGACAGCGCAAGCTCCGGCACCAGCGCCAGCACCAGCGCCAGCGCCAGCACCAGCGCCAGCACCAGCACCAGCACAGCCCCCTGCCCAATCCCAGTCCGCCGCCCCTGACCGGCTCGCGGCCCTCGGCCCAAGCTACCAAGCCGCCCTGGCTCTGTCGTTTCTGGCGGACACGGATGAAAAGGAAGACCGGGACGTGGAGCGCGAACCGGGCGTCGCGGAGAAGTATTTGGCAGAAATGGATGCAGTACCTAAATCTTCGGGTCTTGCTCAATTTGCCGACGTAAAAATACGGTCTCCGTTTGCTGAACCCCCGCAGCCGCAGATGCTGGCCACCGGAGGCATGGTCCGCCGCGCTGGCGGCTCCCCAGAAACAGGGGAGCAAGCTCCGACAGCCGAGGAACTGGAAGCAGCAAACCGTCCGGCCACTGTCAATCCCATGATTCAGCGCAAAGGTGAGGCCGCCAAGAGATTGGCGGCCATGCGGGATGTAAATACCCTGCCCGATCCCCGTACGTATTCTGCAGTTTCAGGATTTTTGGGTACAAGGCCTGATGAACAGGGCTTTTCTGCCATGCACCCCGACCGGGAAGGCATCCGACAAGCTGGGGAAGCCGGTTTTTACGCGGGAACCGCGCTACAAGTCGCTCCAATCGCAGGCCAGGCAGCAAAAATGCTTGGAAAAGTGGCCGGGTCAGCGTTAAACGACCGAATATTGTCCGGTCAGAGCCTGACACCCATCTTCAACACCCCTGCCCCCATCAATTTCGCGGTCAAACCACGTGGTGGCACGTTTGGGTATACCCCAACCGACCCTGAGCGCGTCAAACCTATTACTGATTTGGGCAAATTGATGCAGGAGTATGGGACCGAGGCTCGGGATCTGGGTGCCGGTGACGAGCTTATTGATTTCTTGAAGGCCAAGGCCCCCAAATACTTTACCAACAGCTACGGAACAGCCGATGATCCGCTTCGGACGGCGATCCGGGAGCGCCGGATTGAACCTTTTGATAGGGATGCGGAGAAAATAAAACCCTACCTGGTGGATGCGGCAAACAATCCGGAAGCTCGTGGTCATTTGGCAGCCAAGTTGGACTTGGAGAAGGCCTACGATGAGCGCACGGGGATTCGCGCTTTTGCTTTGAAGCCTGAGGACAGCACAAGTGGGTTTCAAAGAGGAATGCGGGAAGATATTTCTACAAAATTGGGGCAAGAAGGTGTCCCGGTTGAGGCGCGCAACCTCCCCGAAATCAATGATTACTCTCGAAGCGATTTCACAGCTTATCCGACCAGTTCTGCCATGCTTCGCAGGATGGTGGAGAGCCAAGAAACGATGCCGCCCAACATCCAACGAGCGTTGCAGACAGGCGAGACCATTTACGACGCGCGGCCAAGCTTTTCCTTACTTGAGCCTGCCAGTGTTATTGAAGCGCTGCAAGAAGTACCGGCCAACAAGCTCAAGAACATGAGCTTCCCCGAGGCTTTGATTCAAGGCACGCAGGCCTTGGCCCCGGTCCGCGATTACCTCACCGCTGTAGGCTTGGCAGAAAAAGGTGCAAGCGTTCCCCGCAAGGCTCTTGACTTGTTCACCACCCCAGTGCAAAAAGCTCCGTCTTTTGGCGGCAACTGGGTGACGATTGACAAGCCGGTGGCCACCAGAATGGAAGGCGAGTTGATGAACCATTCGATAGGTGGCTACAGCTCAGGTGACAATTACGGCATGGCATACACCGGCCTGCCGTATGGCGGCAAAAAGGCCTTTGACGAAGGTTTGGTTCGCGTGTACTCTCTGCGGGATGAGCGGGGCTATCCTGCGGTCACCGTTGAGATGGCCAAGTCAAATGGTGGCAAGGCAGACACATGGAACGTGACGCAGATTCGTGGCCGCTTCAACTCCGAGCCGCCGCCCGAGGCACGGGATGATATTTTCCGTCTGTTAGAAAAAGTTGATACCCAAGACGGCTTAAAAGATATCAGGCAAAACAGTTATTACAAGTTGTCCACAGGAGAATCTGGACCAGGCTCAGTAGTAGACTGGAACCATGAATACGGCCTGTGGAAACTTTCCGGCGAATAAGGAACAAAGATGCCAATCGAAAAAAATAACGATCTGCCTGCGGGCAATATGGATGTTGAAGTTGAAGATGTTGCGGCAGGGGAAATGCCTGACATTGAAATCATCATTGATGATGAGGGCGGCGCTGAGATAAACCTTGGCGAAGAAGACGACGAAGAAGTGCCGTTTGACGCCAACCTTGCCGAGGTCCTCGATCCGGGAGTCTTGGCACAGATCAGCTCAGAGCTCATGCCTCTGTTTGACGCGGACCAAGGCTCGCGCAAGGATTGGGAAGAGCAGTACGGCAAGGGCTTGAAGCTCTTGGGCTTTACCTTTGATGAGCGCACCAAACCGTTCCGCGGCGCGGCCGCCGCAACGCATCCATTGCTGACTGAGGCCATTGTGCAGTTCCAGGCCCAAGCGCTGAAGGAACTCATGCCTGCCGAGGGTCCTGTGCGTACCCAAGTCATGGGCAAGGAGACACGCGAGAAGTTGATGCAGGCCGACCGCGTGCGCGACTTCATGAACTACCAGATCACGGACGTGATGGAAGAGTACACGCCTGACTTTGATCAGCTTTTGTTCTATACCGGCTACGGCGGTTCTGCATTCAAGAAAGTCTATTACGACGAAGACAAACAGCGCATGGTCAGCAAGCTGATCCTGCCCGACAACCTCTACATCCCCTACAACGGTTCAGGCGTCATGAGCGAATGCGCTCGGATCACGCACGTTGTGCCAATGTCCGTAAACGATTACCGCAAAGCCGTGCTGCGCGGGCAGTATCTGGACAATGCTCAAGAGCGCAGCAGCGCGGACATGGGCAACAACATTATTAAAAAAGAAACCGACCGCGTGACCAAAATGTCGCCCAACGCGGACGACGAGGAAATGGAATTGCTGGAATTCCAAATTGATTGGGACTTGGCAGGCTTTGAACACGTGGATGACAATGACGAGCCAACCGGTTTGCGCTTGCCCTACGTCATCACCATTGACAAAACCTCTGGTTCAACAGTAGGCGTGCGCCGCAACTGGAAAGAGGGCGATGATCTGTACCGCCGCAAGCAGTACTACGTCCACTACATGCTGGTCCAAGGCCTCGGCGCATACGGCTTGGGCTTTTTGCATCTGGTCGGCGGCTTGAGTCAGGCGGCTACCGCCGCGTTGCGCCAACTGATCGATGCCGGTACGCTGGCCAACCTGCCAGCAGGCTTCAAGGCCAAGGGCGCGCGCATCATGAACGACGATGTGCCGCTGCAGCCGGGCGAGTTCCGGGACATTGATGCCGGTGGCCAGGAGCTAAGCCAAACCCTTATGCCCTTGCCGTATAAAGAACCGAGCCAAACCCTGTTTGCGCTATTGGGTTTCTGTGCAGACGCAGGCCGCCGCTTGGCCAGCGTTACCGATATGCAGGTAGGCGACAGCAACCAGAATGCTGCCGTGGGCACCACCATTGCTCTGCTGGAAAAGGGTGGCCAGGTCATGTCCGCCATCCACAAGCGCTTGCACTACTCCCAGAAGATTGAGTTCAAGCTCTTGGCCAAGGGTTTTGGTGAGTACTTGCCGGACGAGTACCCGTACGACGTGCCGGGCGAGACGCGCACCATCAAGCGCAGGGACTTTGATGACCGCATTGACGTGCTGCCCGTTTCTGATCCCAACATCTTCTCCGTGGCTCAGCGCATCACCATGGCGCAAACCCAGTTGCAGTTGGCTCAGAGTAATCCGCAGATGCACAACATGTATGAGGCCTATCGCCGCATGTACCAGGCCATCGGCGTGCGGGATATCGATCAGATTCTGAACACGCAGAACGTGGACAAGCCTAAAGACCCGGCCAGCGAGAATTCGCAGGCGCTGGACGGTTCACCGCTCAAGGCATTTGCTGGTCAGCAGCATGACGCCCACATGATGAGCCACTTAATGTTTGCGCTGTCCCCAACAATGGCCAACATGCCGCAAGTTACGGTCACCATTCAGAAGCACATTTTTGAGCACCTTCGATTAAAGGCGGAAGAGGCAACAGAAGCCGAGTTGTTCACTCAATACGGCACGGACCCAGACAGCCTCGTCTCTGCCCTGCAACGCGAAGCGATGATTGCTATCAAAGTTGCAGAGTTCTACCAAGAAGCCAAGAAAATGCAGACTGATCTGCAAGGACCGCCTGCCGACGATCCACTGGTCGCGGTCAAGGAAAAGGAAATCCAAGCCAAGGCCGCGGCCGACGCTGCGGATGCCGAAAACGACAAGGCCCGCCTCCAACTGGACGGCCAGCGCCTGCAAGGGGACCTTATGGTCGACAAGGCCAAAGTGGCACTCGATACCCAGAAACTTCAGCAGCAAGGATCACAAAATGCAGCCCAAAACAGCCAAGCCCAACAAAATGCCCAACTCCAAGCCATCAGTCGAGCCCAAAAAGGTGGCAACCCCCAGCGATAAGCCGGGCAAAACGTATGTTTATCGCAAAGATGCGTTCAAGAAAGTGTTGATTACGTAACAATAATGTGCATAATGCACATTAAGCCCACGGACAGGGGCCCCATCTGTCTGCTTCATTGGAATAATCCATGCTTGAATTTGCCGAAAGAACGCTGATTGCCGTCAAAGGACTTCGTCGCCAGACGGAAGACCTCATTGTGAGCGGCAACGTGAAAGATATGGAGCAGTACCGGTTCCTGATGGGACGCCTTGAGGGTTACAAGTTTGTTGAGATGGAAGTACAAGAACTTCTCGGCAAAAACCTAGACCAATAAAGGAGCTCTAATGGAAATGACTGCGCTGGAGAAGAAGTGGGCAGACGATGCTGCTGCTCACGTACCTGTCTTGGACGATGCTTATGACAAAGAGGGCAGCCTCAATGTTGACAAGATCGAACAGAAGGTAATGGACCGAATTCCCACCCCTACGGGTTGGAGAATCGTCATCCTGCCCTATCGAGGGGCAGAAAAAACCAAAGGTGGCATTGTTTTGTCAGACCAGACCCGTCAGCGCGAGCAGACGGCAACGGTCTGCGGCTATGTGCTGTCTGTTGGGCCACTTGCCTACGCCGACGAGAACAAGTTCCCGACCGGACCGTGGTGCAAGAAAGGTGATTGGATTGTCTTTGGTCGATATGCAGGCGCGCGCCTGCCGATTGACGAAGGTGAAATCCGAATTATCAATGACGACGAAGTCCTGGCTGTGATCCAGAATCCTGAAGATATCGTTCACCTATAAGGCAAATTATGGCAACTGAAATGGACAATGAACAATTAGAATTTAATCTCGGAGAAGATGAAAAAGCTGCTACGGTGACGTTTGACAACGACGCCGACGGCAACCAAGAAGCAGGCAAAGTACAAAAAGAAAGTTCTACTCACTCCGATGAGTTGGGCTCGGTCAACGAGGCAGTACAGAAGCGTATTGCCAAGCTGACCGCCAAGATGCGCGAGGCCGAGCGCCGCGAACAGGCTGCCGTGGAGTACGCCAAGGGGCTGCAGAACCAGACTCAGCAGCTTCAGCAAACGCTGGTCCATACGGACTACAACCGCTTGAACGAAACCAAGTACCGTTTGGACACACAACAGGTCCAACTACGCCAGATCATCCACAAAGCGCGTGAAGAAGGCGACCTTGACACCGAGATAGAAGCGCAAGAACGCCTGACCAACCTGCTCCAGGAAAAGGGTCAAGTTTCAGGCTGGTTGCAGCGACAAGAACAGGCCGTGCGCAATCCTGCACCGCAGCAACAATATCAAGCCCCTCAACAGCAGCGTGCGCAGCCCGACCCACAGGCCGAAGAGTGGGCCTCCCGAAATACTTGGTTTGGCCAAGATCGTGTGTTGACTTACGCTGCGTGGGGCATTCACCAAGAACTCATTGAAAAAGAGGGTGTTGACCCGCAAACGACTGAGTACTATACTGAATTAGATCGGCGTCTTAGGGAGGAATTTCCTAAGAGGTTTGTAGGCGAGCAATCGTCTAATCAATCTACCAGACAACAGCGTTCCGCGCCTGCTGTTGCCCCTGCATCCCGGAGTTCCGGAATAAATAGTGCGCGCCGAACTGTCCGGTTATCACCGAGTCAGGTTGCTATTGCAAAGAAACTGGGTGTACCTCTTGAAGAGTATGCCAAGTACGTAAAGGAGTAAGTCATGAGCGAAAAATTAGTTATCGACCGAGCCCCCCGTTCCGCCGAAAGCCGGGACAAAGAGACTCGTCGCAGGCCATGGCGTCCACCTTCGCGCTTGGATGCACCACCTGCCCCCGAAGGATTTAAATACCGTTGGATTCGTTCCGAGATCAACGGTTCCCTTGACAACCAGAACGTGTACAGCAAACTGCGTGAGGGATACGAACTTGTTCGCCCCGAAAATATTCCTGAGGAATACCGCGCAACTTTGCCCACGATGGACGACGGCAAACATGCTGGCGTGATTTCTGTTGGTGGACTCTTGCTTGCCCAGATCCCCAATGAGACGGTTGAGGAGCGTAACGCGTATTTCCGCCAAAGGGCACAGGAACAGTTGACTGCTGTAGACAACGAGATGATGCGTGAAAACGCCCACTCTTCAATGAAAATCCAGTCACCCGACCGGAGTTCGCGCACAACATTCCGTCAACCGTAAGGTTGATACTTTTTATCCTCTAGGAGATTCAAATGGCAAACATTAATAAGCCTTTTGGTCTGCGTCCTTCGGGTAATCTTTCTGCTACCGGTGCTCAAAAGCAATACGGCTATCAGATTGCTAACTCGTATGCCACAGCCATTTACCAAGGCGATCTCGTCGTCCTTTATGACGGCTACATCATCAAGTACGACGCTTCTACACATACTGCTCCCACGGGCGTGTTTAACGGTGTGCAGTACAACGACCCAACTCGTGCCAACAAGCCGACTTGGAAAAACTACTACCCAGGCAGCATCACCGTCACCATTGGTGTTATTGACTGCGAAGTGTTGGACGATCCCGCCCAACTGTTCTTGGTGCAAGCTGGCGCTGCAGTGACTCAAGCCAACATTGGCAAGAACGCTGATCCAACAGCCTCTACCACGGGTAGCACAGTCAACGGTATTTCCAACGGA